CCTGGAGAGCCACTCCGTTAGATGGTAGCTCATTAGCCTCTACGTCAACATAAACGTGATCCGTAGCCCATCCGAGTCTCCACCATCCTTGTCCACGCAGATCAAAGAAGTAAGTGACATTCAAAGTGGGGAAACTAATGTGGTACATGCGATCATACCACCATCCTACAGCCTGATCTAGATCGGCATCGGTTAGGGATAAAATGAAAGATTTGATGTTAGAAACCTGATAAGCTCCGTCACTCATATTTTGGGGTGTCGTACCGCTACAGAACCAAATACCCCGTCTGTTGATCCATGCAGTGACACCGTCAAGAGTGGCTACGGATAGACCACTCCGACAGCCGGTATCTGCGAGTTTGATAGCTTGAAAATCGGCGTTTGATGACCCATAAACAGCATAGACTGTTCTATCCTTGTTCAGGATAAGAACCGACCCTTCACTGCTCATCCCATTTGCACTATCATTAAATGAGTTCTCACCAACAACAATGTAACCAGCGACATACAGATCAAACCCCGTAGGTTCATCTAAATTAGAGTAGTACACGATAGACGGGTCCGTAGCAGAGCCCCATCCCCATATACGCTCCTGATGTGTACACATCCACAGGAAGGGTAGAGGAGGGTCCCTCTGGGGCGTTAGAAGCTGTCCTGTGCCGGGAGTGATACCTATCAGGTTATCTGCTAGGGTATCAGTGTAAGTTGTTGTTACGTTGTCTGGAATAGTTCCTACTAAAAAGAACTGTCCTTGGGATCCGCCGATGCGGTAGATGTTTCTCTCGGTCACTTGCGGGTCAGGACTGACAGGTATACCCGTTAACGTAACACCAGTGCCTGTGACAGTGATCGGTAGGGAGTCAGGGCCTTCAGATGACTCAATAGAGTAGAGAGGGGTAACAGATCCAAAAGTTATGATGTAGTAGTATGTTCCGTTCATATCAGCAGCACCGTCTGCGGTTAGAATAGGTGCAGCGTCAGGAGGTACAATACCCCAGTATGTGACATTTAAGTCAAGGTCGATCTTTAGGGGTATATCGACAGAATTGTTAAAGAAACACCACTGATAGGAGAAGACAAACTGCGAGTTTTGGCCAGGTGTAAGGGGTACCGGGGTCACAAGTTCGACATATGGCCCATTAATCGGTCCTTGCCACAGTGTTCCGATACCTCCGAAGTCTACGGCAAAGATGTAGGTGTCAGGCACCCCAGGCCGGATGAACTTAGTGAAGCCATTTATAGGCCCTGGGAGCACGCCCATTGAGGTACGGCCAAGGGCTGTTTCATAAGACCCATAGGTAGCGTTAGGGGTAAGGTTCTGACAGTCTATTACATTCGTAGGTGCTACACGAAAGGGTGCCGTTGTCATGTCTAGGCCCATCACTGGACCGACAACGAGCATAGGTGCGACTTGATCTCCTGCCTCTTCTGTTTGAACAGACATACTAAACCGGATACGCTATTATTTGGAATATAATATCACTCGTATTAGTTCCATTTGCATTATTGGCAGTCCAAACAACAGATGGAGTTTCGCCTCCTGTAGCAGTTCCTCCCAAATCAATAATATCAACACCGCTAGGATTATTAAATGATGTAGGGGTTTCCCACGTTCCGCCTGACCCTGTCATAGTCATAATACCGCCTGCAGCTAGAGGCCAGCCAGCGGAGGCATAAAGTTGATAATGTTGTGTAACTGGCCCTAATAAAGTGGACATTGTTAACGTCTGACTAAAAGGTGTAGCTGTTCCTACAGGTACTCGTATAAATACTCTTTGGACAGGGTAAACTGCTGCAGCTACAACAGTTTCAATATTATACTCAGTTGTACTAACTTGAGTAATGGCGATACTACTATTGAGAGATTCTAGTGTTACTACCGGAGTAGTACCTCCAATAGTTATAGTATGTCCCGGATCAATACTTACATCGCCATGAAATGTGGTAGTACCTGTGACACCAAGAGTATCAGTTGTTAGGCCACCAGTTACAGCTTCTCCCCCCGTTACAGTTGTGCCGCCTGCGAGAGTAGAGCCTGCTGTTGAATCTAGTGTACCTTCAAGTGTCGTAGCTCCTGCCGTAACAGTGAGGCCATCGTTCATTACGACAGGACCGTTAAAATCGGCAGGACCGTCTACAGTAGTTGTACCTGTTAGAGTGACATCATTAAACCCAGGGAAGGGGGTAAGACCTGTTATACGAGCAACAGGTATGTCACCAGCTACTAGGACACCTTCCTTATTAACAGCCCATACTTGGACACTATTCACTACGAGATTATCAAGTAGCGAGTTAGGCGAAGAGTCTATGTCAGTGATATCTACTTCACGTGCAACAGGAGCTATGGCAGGACCGGGGTCCCAGGTTACCTGTAACTGATTCATCGGATCAGACGCCCCTGTAATCTCAAGGGGCGTGCTATCCATCAGACCCGTCGCAGTGACTGTCCAAAGAGGAGTCCAAGTGATAGGCGTATCTGGTATAAGAGTCGCTGGTGAGTAGTACCGAGTCATTGCCCCGTCGCACAGCTCAAGAGCGTACGCGGGTAGTGTCGTGTTTTGGTTAACCTCTTGATCCCACTGTAGAAGATTCTCGTTATATTGAGCGTTTGTAACTAGCCACAAACAGCCATTTACTTCGCGAATCTCTTGATAAAGAGCGTTAGGTTCTGTACCTTCAAATACAACCCCAGGGAAGGCTGTGTGGATAACAACATCGTATGGAAAAAGCTGCGGCGGTGTGCCAGCACTCGATGGGAGAAAGGGAAATATTGAGTCAAAGGCCATGATCTACCACTCTCCACCCCATCCGCCTCTACCACGACCGTATCGGCCTCCACTTTGGTTACGGCGAACCCAGGGGATGAAAGTCATAGGCTTAGCGATTTGAAACTTGTCCCACCACTCCTTTTGCTGCTTCATCTTAGCCATGTACTTCTGATTATTCCTATCACCATCAGAAGATCCATCTGCTTGACGCGAATATTCAGACATCTTGAAGACAAGAATGTCTCTGTATACCTCACCAAATTCTAAGAGATCAGATGTCGTAACTACTGTAGGGGGTACCGGAATATGATCCACATTAACAGTATAAACGGCGCTAGGAGGAGGCACAAAACCAATATTTCCATAACGCATGTACCACCTTGGTTTATCACCATATCTCCATATATGAGAGGATTTTCCATACCCGTGTTGGTTATGGCCATGCTGAAAATCTGGATAAGGTTTAGGTCTCTCTGCTATCCATTGGGGAGTAAGGGGAGGATTACCTTGGTGAAAGCCTGAAGAGGCATCAAAGTAGTTTTGATTATCACCCTCCATAGAGGGGATATCTGAGGGCTCAAGAAGTTGCTTGGCCTGCAGACCTGTTAAAGGATCTGGGGTACCTAGAATATACACACGTAGGATACGCACAGTCTCCAACATAGCATATTCTTTTTGATTTATGATAGTTGGGAAAGACCATGTGCCTTCAGTATATGGAAGATCTATGGCGACTTGAACGCAGGCCTTGTTGAGAAAATCAATAGAATCCGCAACGGTGAACCGATTTGTGTTCGGTTCATTTACGTTACGTCTCCAGTCATTGACTACTTCTCCTGCGTTCACACATCACCCATTCACACTTTTGCGCTTAGAGACAGGGTTACGAGTTGACTTCTGCCGACCTTCTGCTCTCTTTGTACCGTTCCTATTGAAAGTCTTGGGTTGTGCAGGCATCTTCCTACTGGCCTGCTTAGACACTTCTGCGTGCCACTCTCCCTGACCTGAAGTACCAAGAGCCTTTTGATTTTTACCGCCAACAGCCTTAGCTCCTGGATGAGTACTGTTCGTTATGGCTCTGTTCTTACCCGTAGAAATGGCTGAAGGTTTGGCAGGAGCACGCCCTATCTCTGTATGAGGCCCGTTACTGGAAGTCTTTACCTGACCACTAGAGAGCTTCGCCTTAACTGGAGTAGGTTTCCGAAGGCGTTGTACGGCACCCTCCATGGCCCCTTCACCACGCTTGGCGAGGCTAGATACACCTTTACCCAGTGCTTTTACTCCTGCACCTGCTGCTTCTTCTGTACGTGCTCCAGGGATAGACCAAGGCCCTGCGGCCATGACTTTTTGATACTGGTCCTTAGCAAACCCGCGAACTTCATCTCCAAGATTTAACTTGCCCTCGATTTTACCCTTTTCAGCACTCCCCATCTTGGCATTCTGACGTTGACGTGTGTAATAGGCCTCTTTACGGGCCTTTTTATCACTTATCCCTTGAACTGCTTCTTCATCTGCTGAACGTGCCATGATATACCCCTAACCAGGTTGAGCAAAAACGAGAAGTTCAACGGTACCTGTCACTGTGCCTGCGCTTACTGCACGCACTGCCACTATGGGAGCGTTCACGTACAGAGCACTCGTTCCAACACCTAAAGTCAAAGGGTTCGTCCAAACGAACGCATCTCCTACACCAGACTCGGTAGAAGGGGCAGGGAGTTCAAACCAGTACCCGCCATTACCAGGCTCATTATACGCCGTAGCAGGATCAAGAGTACCATATATTGTGACCGCGTAGCCTGTGCCGGTGCCGATAAGTTGGAACATCCACTTTGTCCAACGCGCACACTCACGCAGTCCTGCCAAAAGGTCTCCACCATTCGCTACAGGAGCCATGAGAGAGCCAGTATCCACCCCCGCTGCAGCAAAGGTAAAGACAGATTTACCGGCTCTGTTACCTACCGAGACAATGTTACTACCCATTAGAGTATCTCGGAGTCGATTTGAAACCCTCTAGGAAGCGTAGCAGGGAGGAAACGGTGATTATCAACAGGCACACCGTACAAGTTCAATCCGAGGAAATCTGCTGCCGTTACAATAGCGGAACTTGCCGTAAAAGAGAGGATAGAGTTAATCGGCCAAATTGCATCAAAGTTTGCGTTAGCAAAAATTGATCCGGTTATACCACCATTTAGAGCAGTGAAAGTTGGTAGAATAATATCAACAGGAAAGAGAGCGTCTCCAACAATGGCTGTAGCAGAAGGTTCGATACCCTGACTCGTCTGGTCACTAATCGGTTGAGGAGGTAGAGCACCACCACCAACTCCAGGCACAAAGGCTGCCCCTCCTGCTGTAATCGTTCCTGCTCCTACTGCACTCGTTGTAGAGACAGTGTAGGTAGGCACGAC